TTCGCTTGATTATTGGCGATAAAGATTCGTTGAATGTGATCTTTCAAGATGAGGAGATCGCGGCGTTTCTGTCTTTAAATGAAGACAGTATCAAACGTGCGGCGGCGGCGGCTTTGGATACGATTGCCAGCGACCAAGTGTTGACGCTTAAGGTGATTCGGTTGTTGGATTTGAGCACGGATGGCGCGGGTGTGGCGCGAGCTTTGCGAGAACATGCTGAACGTTTACGATCTGAGGCTGATATTTCGGACGCGGCTGAAGAGGGTGGCTTGTTTGATTATGCAGAGTTGAACGTGAATGTGTTTACTGAACGAGAGCTTGTGTTGAAGCAAGTGCAGAGAGAGCAGTGAGCAGTGAACAGTAGGTAGTGATTATGACGAGTAGATTGATTCATCCGCGAATGTTGGAAAGGTTGCAACGAGATTTCTTCCCGATGAGTGGAAGTATTCAAACAGCGACCAAGACCCAAAGCACAACGGGACAGGAGAAAGATGCCTGGGTTGATGTGGAGGGCTGGGTGAATATTCCTTGCCGAAAGGCAGGCATGGGCGGAGGGGAGAGGCGGTATGCGTCTCAGACGTTTTTGGATGCTACGGATGTGGTGATCCTCGCTGGTGTGTTCAATGGATTAAATGAAACGCATCGCTTTGTTTTGAATGATGAGGATTTCGATATTTTGCGTGTTGAGCCTGATAGTGAAGGTGTTACTACGCGACTGACTTTGAGGACTGCGAAATGACGCAAGATATTGTGATTGGTGAAGAAGAGTTGAATCAGAAGTTTGCTCAATTGAGTGAGGTTGTGCAAGGGCAGACGCTTGTGATGGCTGTTTCTGCTGGTGCGTTGATTGTGGAAGATGCGACATTGATCAATATTCAATCACAGGGATTGATTAAGACACGAACTTTGAGCAGGTCGATTCATCAACAAGTTGTTGAGCAGAGTAATGATCGCGCTGTTGTAGATGTGGGTACGAATTTGGAGAGTGCGGCGATTCATGAATTTGGTGGAACGATTCGTGCGAAGAATTCAAAATACCTTGCCATTCCTGTTGGTAGTTATGTAGGTAGCCCGCGCAATCATTCGGATTTGATTTTGAGAAAGACGAAACGTGGAACTTTGGTGCTGATGGATGCAGGTGGTAGTGTGCAGTATGTTTTGAAAGAAAGTGTTGAAATTCCTGCGAGACCTTATTTGCGACCTGCGGCAGATGAGCACCATGAGCAAGTGCAGAATGAGATTGCGGAAGTTTTTAAGATTGCGATTGAAGGTGTAGTGAGATAAAGAATAACAGGACGAATGGATAAATTGAATGACAACATTTGTTGAGGAATTTTTTACTTATTTATCTGCTGGTGGGACGACGGCTGGGACTAGGTTTTACCCGAATGCTCTGCCTCAGCGGGTGGAGTTGCCAGCGTGTAGATATTTTATGGTGAGTAACCCAACTGAACGAACGATGAGCGGATCGAGTAGTTTACGGCATCCACGTTATCAGATGGAGTTTTATGCAGATGGTGATGATGGATACCTAGATGCTGTGAAGCTGGCGAACGAGGTGATTGCGTTGATTGATGGTTATGTAGGTTTGATGGGTACTGTAACTGTGTATGCAGGGTTTCGTGAAGAGACTCATCGAGATAATTTTGACCCTGAATTAAACCGGCATTGGGTGAATATGGATGTGACGATTTGGCATAAGAAGCCTTCATAAAAAATGATGAAGGTTGAATGATGAATAATGAAAGGAGTTGTGTATGGTGAAGAAGAAGGAAGAAGTAGTTGAGGTGCCTGAGGTATCTGATGTACCGAAGGTTGAGGCAAGTAGAACGCCTTATGAAGTAAGTGAGTGGGCGGGGTTGCCGCAATATCGTTGTAGGTTGTGCCCGTTTGATACGCTTGATGAAGATGTGATGTTTGATCATATTGCGCGATTGCATTTTACAAAGCAAGTACCAACAGTCAACTCTAGTATCCCTTCGGCTACGGCGGAAGACACCGCCTCTGCTCAGGGAGAAGCCGTTGAGAAAGCTGATGGAATTTTTGAAGTTGATCTGAAGGAGGATCAAAATGGCTAGATATACACACACAAAGTTGATTGCGTTGGGGAGTTACCCTGCGCTTGCGTTGGTGGCGAATTCGGCTGACTTGCCGATGACAGCGGCGAATGCTACTGATAAGCAAGAAGTGGTGATGACGGGTAAGGATTTGATCGTTGCTCATAACACTGGCGCAGGTGCTCGCACTGTCACGATCACCAGTGTGGCTGATGGCAGAAATAAACGCACAGGGGATATTACAAGTTATTCAATTGGTGCGGGTGAATATGCAGTGTTTGGTCCGTTTGAAAAAGCGGGTTGGATGCAGAGTAATGGAAAATTGTATTTTGAAGCAGAACATGCCGAAGTGAAATTTGGTGTGGTGGCTTTGCCTTAACACCTACCCCCTACCTCCTCTAAATTATCCTTCGACTGCGAGCGGGAAAGCACCGCTCTCCGCTCAGGACGATTTAGGGGAGGAGAGTACAAGGAGAATTAATTATGACAACAAATGCAATACCTGGATATGGAACTTTACTTAAGAAAGGTGACGGGGGTTCACCTGAAGCGTTTACTACGGTGGTTGAAGTAACTGAAATCAACCCGCCTGAATTGAGTTTGAAGACTGATGATGCGACTCACCATGGAAGTAATGGTTGGGAAGAGGTTATCGGAACACTCTTATCTAGTAGTGAATTAAGTGGCAAGGTCAACTGGTTACCAACTGACCCAACACAAGATGAAACTACTGGTGTGCTTTCGGCAATCGTAAATCGCACCAAAGGTAATTGGCAAGTTGTTCTTCCTGGTGGCGTAAAGACATTTCAATTTGCCGCCTTGTTGACCAAGTTTAAGCCATTGACACCTGTTGATAAAAAAATGACCGCTGAGTTTTCCATCAAACCCAGTGGACCTGTGACCATTGTGTAAGCGAGGACGAGATGAGCGATTTTTTATCGGCTGAGGAAATTCTTGGGATGGAAGACATTCCATTTAAGGATGAAGTGGTGCCTGAATGGAATAATAAAAAAGTGCGTTTGATTGGTTTGAACGGTGAAGATGCAAGCAAGTTTAGTTCGGGATTGGTTGAGATGGATGAAAAAGGTAATGTGAAGGCTGTAAACATTGAAACCTTTTTACCTGACATCTTAGCATTGACTTTACATAACGATCAGGGTGAGCGCATTTTCAAGACACCTGAGCAAGTGAGGGCACTGGGTAAGAAGAGTGCGCGTGTGTTGAAACGCTTGGGCGATATTGCAACTGAATTGAGCGGACTCAATGAAGCTTCTAAGAAGGATGCCGTAAAAAACTAAGACGGGACCCGCTTCGTCGATTTGCGATGCGATTAGCGAAGGAGCTTAAGGTCCCGAATGTAAACCGTATGTTGCGATCTATGTCTGGTAAAGATTTGACGGAGTGGATGGCATACGCGGAGATAGAACCTTTTGGTGAAGACCGCGACGATTTACGAATGGCAATTTTGGGTTCATTTCTGGGTAATGTTTTGTATCAGGTGAACACAGGCAATGAAGATATGCCATTTGCGCCTCAAGACTTAATGCCGCAGTTTGGAAAAGTGGCAGAACCGATGAATAAGGAAGATGCAATTGCGGCACTCGATGCGATATTCACTGCATTGGCTGTGGCAACGAAACCTGCTCCTATCCCCCCGCCCCTTCCCCAGCAGAAAAACACTGATGGAGAAAGGGAGTTAGAGGAAATTTAATGTCAACAATTGCTACGCTGGCTGTGCGGTTGATCGGTGATATTCGTGAGTATACGACTGCGATGAATACCGCCAAGACAACTGCACAACAAACCGCAACAGATATAAGTAAAAGCCTGAAGGATGTTGGTGGGAACATCACTAGTGCTGGTCAGACGATGACTGGTTATCTCACCTTGCCAATGCTTATGGCAGGAACTGCGGCTTTAACCTACGCGAGCAATTTGGAAGAGACAAAGAATAAAGCCAGTGTGGTGTTTGGGAGTATGACTACAGATGTGATGAACTGGTCTTTACACTCGGATACTGCACTGGGAATGTCTCAACAGAAGGCATTGGATGCGGTTTCAACCTTTGGTTCGATGGGGCAATCTGCTGGATTGAATGCGACAGATAATTTGAAGTGGTCACAATCACTGGTGCAGTTGGGTTCGGATTGGTCTTCGTTTTATAACTTAAACCCTGTTGATGCGTTAAATGCGATTCAAAGTGCAACTGCTGGGCAGTATGAACCTTTGCGCCGTATGGGTATTGTGATTAACCAAGCAAGCCTTGAGCAGAAAGCTTTACAAATGGGCTTGATGGAAGAGGGTGGTGTATTGAGTGACGCGGCAAGATACCAAGCCTTGTATGCTGTGATGGTAGAGAAGAGCGCGGCGGCTCAGGGAGATTTTGCCAGGACTGCGGATGGTGTGGCGAACCAGACTCGTATTGTGCGCGCACAGTTTGAGAATGCGGCGGCGACACTTGGTCAACAATTGCTCCCTTATGCCACTCAATTACTTGGATGGATTAGCAAGGCAATTACATGGTTTCAACAATTGAACCCAGAACAACAAAAGTGGATTCTTATCATTGGTGGAATTATTACTGTTGCAGGACCTGTGCTAATTATTGTAGGTTCGTTGATTACTGCATTTGGTGCGATTGCAGGTGTGATAGGTGCAATCACTACGCCTATGTTAATTGTTATTGGCGTGATTGCCATATTGGGATTGGAAATTTATTTGTTGTACCAGGCATGGCAAAACAATTGGATGAACATTCAAGGTGTGGTGCAGTGGGTGATTACTTATATCTCTACGATTGTGAAGGCTTGGCAAGCGGCTTTTAATGGAGATTGGTATCAGTTTGGGGCGTTGTTGCGGCAGGCGTGGGATATGGTGTGGAAGTTGATTTCTACGGCGGTATCTAATGCGTGGGGCAGTATTAAGAATAGTTTATCTAACTTGGCGACTAATGCAGTAAGTTTTGTAAAGAACTTTGATTGGGCAAACGCAGGCAAGAATATTGTGATGGGAATTGCCACTGGTATTTTGAGTAATGTGAGTTTTGCGATTAATGCTGTGAATAAGATGGGGGATGCAGTGATGGATGCGATTAAGGGATTTTTTGGAATTGCCTCACCCTCTACCTTGATGCAAAAGGAAGTTGCACCGTGGTTGGTGAAGGGTGCGTTTGATTGGCAA